GCTTGGACAGCCTGTTTGTGACCCTGAGACTCTTCTTTGGCTTCTCTTATGTAAGAGTCAGCCCTTCTGAGATACTTGAATACGTCTTGCATTATTCATAATCAACGGACGTTCTGGCGATACCACCTTTCAAAGTCTTCGCGTCTCTTGTCACCTCTAGGTGGCATTGGAGTCTTTTCTCCACGAACAGGAGCATACTTTTTATCCTCCTTTTCACCTTTCTCTGGGTTACGTTGGTAACCTTCATCCCAGGAATTCACGATGGCTTCAATTCTCTCAAGTTCTTCTTTGGAGAACTTACCAGATTGACCTCTGGTCTTTTCAGCTTGGTCATGATCAAAGGTCTTGTCCTTCATGGGATCATAGACTTTAGCCTTACCACCAGAATGCTTTTTCTTCATTCTGTCAGCGTAATCCTGAGAGGACTCACCAGGCTTTCTGGCTTCATCAACATACTTTTTGTTGGGATACTCTGGATGATCATCCATCTTTCTCCCATGCTTCTTCTCAAGTGCTGCTTTCTTTTCAGCAGTCTTCTTCTTGATACGATCAGCAGCTGATTCTCTTTCCTTCTTAGGGATCTCAAATCCCTTGATGTCCATGGTGCCTTCCTTGACATCCTTCTTAGACTTCTTAGAGATAGCCTTACCAATGACTCTACGACGATTGAGAAGATACTTGTCAGTCTTGTCGTGGTCACCATCGTTGTCGATGTCCTTATCTTCCTGACCCACTGGATCATGATCTGGTGCAGCCAGTTTCTTCTCATAAATGGAAGTATAAGCCTCAGCCCACTCTTGTCTGATCTTCGAAGGAACACCGATGTTCTCTTCTCTTACACCAACATTGATGGACTTAGTACCAGATCCTTTGTATCCACCTTTTTCGGATCTCTTGGCGAGACGCTTAGCTCTTGCTTCAGCTTCTTTCTCTGATTTGGTCTTGGTGCTTTGAGCTGATTTGATAGCGGTTTCAACTCTCTTCAAACCTTTTTGGTTTGCTCTATTGGATGCCCACTGCTTATCAAGGGGATCACCACCTTCCAGGAGATCAGCCATCATGTGGCAAAGACCTTCCAGAACACCCTGTCTGTCTTTGGCTACACAAGCTTCATGAATCTTGTTGTTACCATGTTCGTGAGAAACTCTACCCTGCCACTTCTCAACCAGAGGCTTGTTAGCCATATACTTGAGGAACTCTTCCTCACAAACATCAACAGCCTTCTCATATACCTTACCAAAGGCTTTATCAAAAGCTTCAGCGATTCTCTCAATCTTAGTTCTACGGAGAGGTGAATCACTTCCAGTAGCAGCCTCTTCCAGAGTCTGAGCAACCAACTCATGAACCGAAGCCGCTTCACAATCTTCTTTGAAGAAAGTAGAAATGATTTCTTCAGCAACCAGAACCAAATCAGATTCAGTCAGTTGGGTGAGGTCCATCTGAGAGATTTCATCTCTACTCTCTGTCAGTTCTTGATTGACCTCAGTGCTATGTACAGCAGCATAAGCTCTGTACAGGTGGCTCATATCGGACATGATTCTACCAATAACTTTTATCGTTATTGTTATTTATAAGTTTCCAAGAGCTCTCGCTCATCTTGATATGGCAGTTCCTTTTCAGTGAGCATGTCAAATCCTCTTTGGATCTCAGGATACAACCACACATCCCAATCCTTAGCACAATACTCCCAGTTCTGTGGAACTGTCACACATGGAATAACAACCATACCAATGAATGAGATGATGTAGTTGAGTGCTGTCATTAGTCTTGTTTGTAAAAACCAAGTGATTGAGCATCACGAAGACGCTCTTTGAGAACCAATCCAGTCAAAGACTCCATCACACTGAGGATATCTTCTGCCTTTGCACTTTCACCAAGTTCCTTTGCGACAAAGTGATACTTGGCAAAGAAAGTGTCAGCAACCTCTTTGTAATCCTCAAGTGTTACTGGTTTATCCTTCTTGTCCTTCGGCATCAGTCTCCTCCTCTTTAAGTTCTTCCAAGGCTTTTTCAATGCCTTCATCTAGTTCACCGATCACCTTACGAATGTCCACAATACGCTCAGGGGTGCAGGTGGGATCATAAGTGTAATCTTTCTGTGATTCAAACAAGACTTGTCGAACTGCTGCTGCAGAACGAACATCCAACGCGGTCATCACAACAACTTCTTTACTCATTCGTCATCTCCAAAACTAATTCCAAAGAATCCTGTGTCACCAGGTTTCCGATTTTCCAGTTTATCCAAGACATCATCAACTGTCTTGAGTTTATCAATCCCTGTCATAAGTTCAGAGATCATGTTACACACAGCAGGACGTTCTTGTCTTGCTGCATAAGCGAGAGCGTTCCTTAGAGAAGACTCTGCTTCGTCCAGGGAATCCAGGACTGTTTGTGAAAGTGCCATCAGACATCTCCCTCCTTACGGTTCTCAGAATAATGAACATCGAACTCACCACCAGGATAACGTGCCTTCAGTTTGTCCACGTTCATCTCAATGACTTCATCCAGTGTAACACCAAGGCCCATACAGGCTTGCATCACATACCACATAACGTCACCAAGTTCACGTTTGAGATGGAAGAGATTCTCCTCATTCACAGGTTTACCCTGGAACACCATCTTCTTCACCACCTCAGTGAATTCACCTGCCTCAGCACACAAACCTACAGAAGCAGTAAGTAGGCGCTCGACAGGAAATCCGTCTTTCTGGAGAACGGCAACGCGCTCAAGAAAGCTGAGATGATCTTTACTTTCTTGTGAGGTGACTGCGTTGACAAACTCTTTATATCTTTCAGAGTCAACATGATGTGTCATAGATTTAAGGGTTCTGCTTGTCTTTCGGGTAGGATGTTTTGGGCATTGAGTTGTTTGTCTTTCTCCAGTTCAGTGGATGAAACATTGACAACTTTGGGAGGATCTGGATAATGTTGGATCCGATAATATCTTCCTTGTCCTAATTGTACCATATCAATGGCATCTCGTTCCTCTCCACAGTGACAGAGAACCGAACCGTCTTCATTCAGAACCACAAAGTAAATGCCATCAGTGTCTCTGACTTGGATTCTTGATTCTTCTTTCTTTTGTAATTCACTCATTAGAACTTGAATCCATCAAAGGTTTTCTTAGGCTTCTCTTCATTGTAATCCCTTTCTGGGGTCTTGTCAATCATGTCTTCCTGTGCCGACTGTTCACAATCATACAGTCTCATTTTAGCACGATCGATTCCAACAATGAACCGCTTGTAGACTGTGGGATCGTTGTAACGATTCTTCAGTTGCTTCACAAGTATTTGTCCGAGTCCCTCAAGCTCGTCAGTCGAAATAAGGGCAAACATAAGATCAGCAGTAGCAGGGAGACCAAAGGACTCACTAGTATCAGTGAGTTCAACATCACTGCTACCAAAACCAGAGCGAGTGGTCTGCGTGGCAGAAACGATAGGGACGTTTGCTTCGACAGCCAAGCCTCGAAGTTCTTCAGCAATTGCCTTGATATATGAATATGAATTGACAGTGCTGTTTCCGCGATACCGCGAGGAAGCACATATATTAAGGTAATCAATGAAAATAATATCAGGACGGAATGACTTCTTAAGTGCAAGTTCGTTAAGAAGTGATTTAAAGTGTCCTGCATGTGCCGATGCTGTTGGGTACTCCTTGATGATCAGAGTTCCTTGGGTCTTCTGAGCAATGTTATTTACCTTGCTGGTAAACATCTGCTTGGGAAGATCAGAGATGTCCTGGATGTTAATGTTCAGAAGATTAGCGTCAATTCTCTCTGCAATTTTTTCTTCAGCCATTTCAAGCGTGATGTATAGGACGTTCTTGCCCTGTAAGAGAACTGAACTTGCGACGTGACACATAAACAAAGACTTACCAACACCAGTGCCAGCGAGAGCAATGTTAAGTGTTTTATTTGGAAGACCACCCTTCGTAATCTTATTGAAGTACTCAAGGTCGAACCCAATCCTGTCTTCCTTACGAGTGTAGGCATCATGTCTTTCCTCAGCATCTAAGAGATAGTCATGACCCACATGGTTGTCAAAACTGACTGCCAGTGCGTCTGAAAGAATCGATGGAATGGCATCAGGAGTTTTCTTCTGATCTCCACCATCAGCAATAGAAATAGACTCAAGTAGTGCAAGGTAGATTGCCCTATCCCTACACCACTTCTCTGTAGTATCGACTAACCAATCAAAGTCAGAAGCCTGTTCCTCAAGACCATTGATGAGTTGATCAATCTGTTTATACTCATCCTCGTTAATATCCTTTCTGTTCTCAGTTTCAATAGTGAGAACTTCTTTTGTGGGAACCTGATTGTACTCAGTCACAAAGTTGGAGATTTCTTCAAAGACAAGTTGTTGATTCCTGTCCTGAAAATATTCCTTCTTCAGAAATGGAATAGTTTTTCTTAGGTATTCTTCATTATGTAAAAGGTTTCGAAGAACGAGAAACTCAATGTTATCCATCACTTATAGTGTAAGTAGGTACTAAGAATATATTTTGTGTTGCTGACTGGTGGTTCTCCACGATGAGGAAACATCCATAAGGGTGGGAAGATAATCAATTTCCCTTCTTCTGGTTTCACACTCAAGTCATCAAAGACTGTGAGACCACCATCATCAACATCATTCAGATACCACATAAAAGACAAAAATCTTCTGGCAGATGAGTAATCACTCACATCCACATGTGTATCAAATCTTTCCTCTCCACCAGGATTGTATCTCTTTATCCTAAATTGCTCAAAGGCGTGTGTGTCTGGAAAGACTCTCTTATCAACAAACTCATAGTATTCATCACGATACTTCTGAGTGAGACGAACCAGTTGATTATGAACCTCTTTGTATTTTGAGGAGTTCTCTGTGAGATTGAACTGAGTAAAGGATGGTTTCTTATCGTTATCAACCTTTTCTTGTTTGTCTTGATTCTCCTCAAAGATTTCAATCAGTTCTTTGCAGGTTTCTGATGGCAGAACATTGTGATGAATACGAATAAGTTGATCAAGATGAGCCATAACTGTACTCATTCCTAGCGATCTCGTCCAATTTCTCCATCACTTCAGGAGTAAAGTACTTCTCAGGTTCCTTGAGAATTTGCTTGGCATAGATTTTCGAACCATCGATTTCATATCGTCCTGCGACATTCTTCCAAAGTCCACCGATTTCACCGAGTTCAAGAAGACCATAATAACGATCAAGACCACGCTCATCGTAATAAAGACGTACTTCAACGGTCTTCTCCTCCTTACTCAAACGCGACTTAGCAGTCTTAGCTTTGATAATGTTTCCGATAACTTCTTTACCATCCTTTTCCTTTTTCTTTCCAAGATGGACGATTGTACTCGCTGCATACTTGAGTCCGCTACCTCCCCCCATTTCTTTAGTTGGTACATAAGCTCCGATAACGTCATAGGTGTGATTGGTAACGATCATTGGTATTTTAGCCTGACCAAGTTTTAATGTCAGCATCCTGAAGGCTCCTTTAACAAGTTGTGATTTTGTCATGTCACGAACTTGCTTATCATTCAGAGCGTCGTTGATCTCCTTCTCAGTGGAGAGCATTCCCAAAGAGTCCAACACAAACATACACGGTTTGCGTTCGTCTGCTGGTTTCTTCAAATAAACATCAACAGCTTTAAGAGCCTTTTGTCTGAACTCCTCAATGGTTACAACATTAACAACAACTACACGATCTAGGTCAACACCCCGAGATTCAAGTAGGGACTTGTTAACGGCAGCCTCTGTATCAAAGTAAAGACAGTAACCATCAGGATTAGAATCCAAAAAGTTTTTAACAACAGCGAGAGAGAAGAAAGTCTTTCCAGTAGAAGACTCACCAGCAATAGCAGTAATCTTATTCCCAGATACACCACCAAATATGCTACCTGAAACCAATGCGTTAAAAATGTAA